TCTACAAGGTCAACGACCTGATGGCAGACCACGGCCTCGATGCCCTGCCCCGCATCCAAGTCAGGATTGTGGATGGTGGATGTGGAACCGCAGGGTTCGCACGGATGGGACGCAACGCCGTGTGGATTCCCAAGTCGACCATCGGCAAGGACTACCTGTACCGCGTTGTCCTTCACGAGCTACTGCATGCGGTACTCGCCATCGAGCATGACCTGAACTGCAAGCTGATGCACACGCACATCCAGCCTGACCTCACGGACGCTGAGGCCACCCGAATCTTCCTCCGGTACTTCGGTGCCGAGGTCGATGACCGGGTGGAGGACATCACCGAACACCTCAGCCACACCGGACCCAACCCCAGCTATGTGTGAAACTCTGTTAACGGCGCAATAAAACCATCTCATCTGCGTCATATAAGTACAACCCCCAACCCCCCAACGCCATGAACGTCAACACATTCATCTCCCTCGTCACTGCCGCCATCATCCAAGGCAAACCAAACATCACCTTCGGCTCCTCCGTCATCATGCTTCCCTCTCCTCAGCGAGCGGGGGCATTGGGCCAGCAACGGCTCTACGCACAGATGAAGGCGAGAGATATCGCCAACAACATCGGAGTCAACTGCATCGCAACCCTCAAAGCCGCCTGAGCCATGAAGACACTCATTGAAATGGACGTGTGCCGCATCAACCAGCACCTCCTCCCCTCCCTCATCAACGGCGACGACTCTGCTCTGTCCGCCCAAGAAGAACACCAATGCGAGCAGTTCCTGTCCGCATACACAAACACCGAAGGTCCGCTCATCTTCGAGCCTATCCTGCAAGACTCCTTCTTCGGGAAGTGCGAAGTACTCGGAAGCTATGGAGAAGTAGTCGAGGTCAAGGTCTTCGGGTACAAGGACATTGAATCAGAAAAGCATTGAGACATGAAGACAGTTTTCTACCTCCACGTTGCCTCTGTCGTGTTCAGACGCGAGCAAGCCATCATATCCTGCCGGGTTCCGATGAACCTGATGGACCCAGCAAACTCAGTATCCCACACTATCGTGGACCTGAAGGACCGATACGAGTCCAAACGTATGGGGTTCAGCGACCTGATGTGGGAGTTGACTCGGCTGATGGTGTCTGATGTCAAGGTGACCTACCGAACAGGCAAGGTCGTGGCATACGACATCGACCACAACAAAATCCCATTCACCCAATACCGATAAGCCATGAAGACAGCACAAGAAATTCAGACCATCGCCATCGATGCGGTCAGGGATGTCATTAAGGAAAGGGGCATCAATCAATACCAGTTCGACCCTCACATCGGCAAAGCAGAGTTCCGGGCTTGCGACTATGCCGGAGGTTACATCGATGCCAGCAACGAGTGGATAGGTCCCTTCAGGAAGATACCAGCGCTCCATGAGATAGAGAGGGCGCAAGCCAGCGTGCAGGTGCGCGACGAGGTTGGCGTGATGTTTCTTTCTGTCTTCATCCATCAAGCCGGCGCACTCATCTGCGAGGTGGAGGTGAACGTGACCACAGGCTTTCTGCAGCATTGGTGAGTGTTAAAGTTTGTGAACGACACAATAAAGTTTATCTGTTAAAGAAAGTTAACAGCACAATATATCCGAAGTGTGTGCGTTTATATAGTAGACGGGCCGAGGTACTCCTGCTACCCCTCGACCCATATAAGAAGCAGGATGCAAGGGAGGGTAACACCCGCTATTCCAGCCCTGATAGTACTTAAAAGTGGGTTACCCCGATACCCGTGGGGGACTATACATCGGGTAGAGAAGGTGAAGCGTGGATGCCACTGACCCATGAGTAATCACGGACAGGCGCACACCGACTCGAAGCAACTCAAAAGTCCCATCGGAGGCTGTATCCGATAGCAGAGGGAGGACGCTCCTAACTGCGGGACAGGCAGAACCTGTTTAGGCACACACGGCTGACCCGATGAAGGGTGGAGGTTCGATTCCTCCTGTGCCTCCTTCTGTTCACGGGGCGATTAGGCAGGGTACAGAAACCCCTGCCCTCCCCTCCAAAAAGACTTGGGAACAGTAGCGGAACGCCCCATCCGATAAAGCGACAGGGGGAAGTCGTCGAACTGCAGTCGGCGCACACATGGTGTAAATGGTTGAACCCTTAGTGGAATGGGGGTCGGGTGGTTCGAGTCCATCCTACATCACAAATGTTAAAGAACGTTAACACCACAATAAAACCACGAAGAGTTACGTCTTAATAGTAGAACCCCACAATAGAAAAGACATGAATAATTTTTCCAACATCAAGAGCCAGCGTGACGGCGCACTGGACAAACTCGAAAGCATGCGCAACGACATGGCAAAAGTTCGGTCCTTCCTCCGGCTCCTCAACTCCTCCGAGGGGAGCGTCCCCGACGAGGCACACGCCAAGTTCGTGGAGCTGTGCGACAAGCTCATCCCTAATGGATAACCCCACAATAAAAAAGATAAGTATGAAATACTTCCTCATCATCTCCCCGTACACCGATTACATCGGCGGCTCTTATGGCAAGGGTGAATCCATTGCTGAAGCAATGAAGAACGCAGGGCTGAAGCCCTCCAAGCCACGGCCCTACATTCTTTATGGATGTGACCACAACGACTTCGGTGTAACCGATATGGGTCGTCTGCGTTGGAAGGGCGAAGCCCCGACCATCATGGAAACCACCATCAAGCAATAACCCCCTCAATCCCCCGTATCATGAAGAAGAACATCAATCACCCCCTCCTCTACGTCTGCATTGAGCTGGACGAGAGCCCCACTCGGAACGACGTACACTATGCGTTCATGGATTTGGATGCGTACCTCGAAGACCACAACGAGTGCATGGAAACCACCTACTCCACCATCGAGGAGTTCAATCAGGGTGAGGAGTTCCGCACCATCTATGTAACTGAAATGCCCGCACCATGAAGAAGAACATCATCGAAACCACCGCCGACGGATGGGACTGCGTCGAGCAACTGCAAGGCATCGTCGATGCCATGGACACCATCGGCCCCATCATCTACGAAGTCAAGCACTGCGTTCGCAAGACCCCTCTTGACTCCATCATCGAACAGCTCTCCGATGCTTCGGAGAACCTGTTGCGCGAACTGCGCGAACTCAAGCTCGCCTACCCCACGGAGACAGAGTTCGTGACCATCGACGAAGACGAAGACTAACCCACTCAATCCCCCACGCAATGATTAATCTCAGCAAGAACAAGGCGGCTACCGCCGACACATACCTCGATGGCACTAAGCCCATCGCAAAGCAATCGAAGAAGGACCTTGAGTCCCAGCTCTTCAACATCCGAGTCGAACTCATGGAGCGGGACCGGATGGAGAAGGAAGCACGAGCCGAGCTTGAACGTCAATGGAAACGCGCGGCAAGCCAACCCGTATTTGAATGGCTGGTGTGGTACAAGAATGGAGACGAGGACCTGCTCGATACAGACATCGGACGAAGGGCTCCTGAGTCCCTTGCCGAGGCCCTTGCCGACCCGGAGGTCGAGGACATTGAGCTCAAGCGTAGCCCAGCGGCGTGGAATCAAGAGCTGGAGTACACCTTGCTCAAGGACGGAGAGTTCGTGCCGTGTGAGCGCACCGGTCGATTCAAGATTGGCGAGTTCATCGTGCCACAGAAATATATCAATCAGCTCAAGAGAGCTAAGACGATGGCGAAGTCCATCTGAGTGGGGAGGGGGAGGCTTTTGGGAGAGGGTCTCCCCCACATCCGCCACTTGTTAAAGACTGTTAACGACATAATAAAACCACATCTCCTGCGTCATTAGAGTAGAACCCCACAGTAGAATAGACATGAAAAAAATACAACCCAACTACAAGTCCATCTCGGCTGACCCTCGCGTTGACTCCTTGGAGAGAGAGGACCAATGGTGGTGTTACCTCGCCATAGGGTGGCGTTGGAGCACAATGGAAACGTCAATGATTACCGCGACCACGCTGGCGGACCTTGCGCACTCCATCAACAACGAACTCGAAGAGTGTTGGCCCGACGAAGCACGGAATGGTCAGCGCATTCCCCTCACCGAACCTAACCCCGCTCGTTGAACGAGCACAAAACTCAATAGACATGAAGATTCCCGCCACCCCCTATCAGTTCCGCTACGAGCTGAACGACGAGCAGAAGAACCAGCTCACCACCCTCGCCACCAAGGTGGCCCAAGGTATCCACGGGCTGTCCCTTGTAGGCATGGGCTCCTACAAGACTATCTCCGCCGTAAGCTATAGCATCTCCGCCACCATCGGAGAGAAGCTCGGTAAGAAGTACGCCCACCCTGTATACGAATGCGTGACCGGCAGTATGGACAAGCGGAAAGCCCTCATCAAGGCTGAGGTTCGAGCCGAGTTGGACAACGTGTACTCCGAGGAGTTCATCCAACAGATGCGTGACCTCGTCGAGTACGCAAGCGTGGACGAATACGGCGCTCCGGAAACCCTTGAACGCTGGGGTCGGAGCCGCTTGCTGACCCACTACCTGCGCAACGTCGGGGGTATGGAGGCCGACCTCGACCACTTATGTGGATTCGGGTGGACTCTTGAGTACTCGCTCCACTTCCTCCGCATCTACGACAACTTCACTGGCAAAGAACAGGGCTCCCGTTACTTCGATGATAAGAAGTGGGATACGTCCACCGAAAAGCTCCGTGAGTACCACATCAAGGCTTCATGTGAGGACTTCATGGGAAACATCATGGAGGCGGCTTGCAAGTCAGCGGACCGACTGGCACACGAGCTACGGCGTGCCGACTTCCTCGTCCGAGAGGATGGCGAGTACCGGCTTACCGCTCCTGCTCGCGCCATGTTCAATGCATCCATTGAGATTCCTGAGACGCACAACAACCCGACCCTGCGCGTCATCAAGGAGGGCGGGTATGCCAGCGGCTACCACCTCCAAGTGCTGGAGGATGATGGGTGGCATGGCATCATGATGGTGGACAAACTCCGAGAAGTTTGTGCTCGCTTGGAGACTGCTTACGCTGGGCACCTCAAAAACAACGCGCTCTTCCGCAACGAAGGCGTGCGGAGGGGGAAGGAGGAGCCGGACACCAGCCCTGAGTTTGCTACGCTCTGTGAGTTCTACGGCATCGAGCCTGTCACCGAGGCGCAGATGGTGACGATGTACCGCGTACTCCATCAGAAGTACGAAGCCGCCGAGAAGGCACGCGTCGAAGCAGAGGGCAAGCCGAGCGGGTGTGCGAATTACCTGAGCATGGATGAGAATATCCTCAGCACCCAAACCTACAACATGGAACGGGCCGAGGGATACCTGCGAGAGGTTGCCGTCTTCCCCAACTTGTCCGAGGCGGAGAAGGTGATGAGCGACCTGCGCGACCGTAACCGGCAGATTCATTACATCAAGGGGTACCGAGATGAAATCAAGAAAGCCGAGAAGAACATCGAGGAGTGCATCAAGCGGGCCGGCGAATACGACAAGGTGTACCAGCAGTACGGCGCACCCTTTGAGGAGGAAGATGTTAAAGCAAGCTAAGAGCAGACGAAAACTGACAAACACAACGTAATCATTGCAAACCCCCACGTCATGGAATACAACGAAAGCAAGAGAACAGAACAGAAGGTCATCGACAATGTGGCAGGCAAGTACTTCACCGGTATGTTGCTCAAGCTGGAGACCGAGCATCACGACTACATGGGCATGGTCATCCTCGACTGCCTCTCCAAGGGCCTTGACCTTTGGGAAGAGAACAAAGAGGCCGCCCTCGAACACGACCGAAAGCGCATCGAACAAGAGCGCGAGAAGGGCATCCGAAACTTTGGTCAGCCTCCGGTCTCACACTTGATGGAGAACGAGTTCCCTCGTCTCCGCAAAGCACTCAATGAGTTCATCGTCGGACTCAATAAACCCCGCGTATAATGGAACAACACAGAGCAAAAAACATCGCCAACGAATGCGTCAAAGAGCTTATTGACGCTGGTATCCTCGAAGAGAAGAGGGACTTCAGCCATGTGGCTTATGTCCGAGACGTCATCACAAAAACCATCTGTGAATGGCAAGGATGTGAGTTCAAACCCCCAACAACGTCGACTGTTGACGGAGAAAAAGGCACCATCCGGATAAAGTGCCATGGCGAGCCCATGGATAGACACTCCCCGTTCCTATTACAGGAGGAGGACGAATGGTTCACCGTCTTGCATGACTCAGGTCATTACAAGAGCGGCACCCCGACAGCTCACAGCCTGAACATTTGGCTGGACGACCAGACAGACAAGTGGCGGTGGGCTCTCTACGACTTAGCGTGGTGGAACACGAAATCTCTTGATACTGCCATCGCCCACGGTAATGCAACCCAAACAACACCAAGCCATGAAGAAAATTAAGAAAATCAGAAGGTTGGAGAGAGAGGTGATGGACCTAAAGGAACGGGTATTCAGATGCGAAGAGACGGAGATTTTAATCTTGAATACCATTCTCAACCACCTGTATAAACAACCCGATGAAAATGAACAGCATGAAGAATAGATTCGAAATAGAAGACTGCATCAAGTGGTTCAAAGAGAGAGGGTACACCTGTCAGTCAACGAAAGAAGATGACGGAAGCTACTCTGTCCTCATCACCATGACCGCAGGTGACCCGTTCAGTCTGCCCCTGACCACTGAACAAATCAGTAAGAGGGCAAAGCAATATAGAGATTCAAAACTCCAGCCATGATTACAAAGAAACACATCGATGAAGGGTGGGCTCACATCTTAGAGTTAGCCAACGAGCTGTTGGCCGAGCCTGAGAACCAAGACCTCGCGTCTCACCTCAACCAAACAATAGCTACTCACAGAGAGAAGGTTAAAGAATATGAATCGCAATCAAATGTTAAAGATGATAAAGAGCATACTAAAACTGATTCGTCAGCGTGATATTTATAACCCCCAAAATTCAATACACATGTCAAACAAAATGCAAACCACAGTCCTTGTCAGCGGCTCCACTACAGCCGACACCAAGGCATCGATAACCTTTGAGGTCAAGCCCAAGGTGTTCGTTGAGGTCACCTTCAAATCTGTTGACCCCATGCGCAATGTCGGGCGACAGCCCGTAACTAAGCAGGGCTACATGGAGGCGACCGTCTTCGCCAAAGAAGGCGACACGCGTATCAATCTCACTGAGCCCACCGAGCTTGATAGCTTCGACGATGTTCTTTCTGTTTACTTCCGAAACAAATGAGCCATGATGAAGCGAGAAATATATCAAGTGACAGTGACCGACCTCATCCACGATGGCGCACAGGTATCAGCCAACGGCTCAAGGGTAGAGCGGTATACAATAGAGTTACCTCCGGGTTGTTCTCAAACTATGATTATGCGAAGAGCAAAGTCTGTTGCGAATCTCACCGGACTCAAAGGAGTTACAGTCAATTACGGGGACAGCTACATGTTCCGACCCACTGGCAGTATGCTTGGGTTGTACGTTGACTTTGTCGAACCTGAAATCGAAGAGACCCATGATTGATTTAAAGAAACTGGTATACAAAATGCTGACCGAAGGCACGGGCAAAAACTTGGGCGATAGCGGTGATGCATACGGTCGCAACTGGGAACGCAATCAGAAGCGGAGCCTTGAGGACTTCGAGGGAGACGCCGCCGTATCTGAAGTCTGCTCCCGTATCGACAACAACGGTAAGGTGTGGTGGGATATGGAGCGCACGGTGAGTGTCTTTCACTTCCTTGTCGGAGAAGGCACCAACCTTTTCCTCGACGAGCGGTGCGACGAATGGAATGCACTGGTCGATATGGACCAAGAGAAGTATGGCAACAGCCAGTGGTCCGAGCGAGTTGAGCTTTATGGCGTGACCGAGAGTGCGGCTAAGTTGTGGGAGGACTGGGAACAAACTGTAGGCGTCAAGGTCATACGAACCTTCAATACCTACAACGGCGAGTCTGACCTGTCACAAATCCTGCAGGGTAGCTTCGTCGAGATTGATGGCGACCCATACCTCGTCCTACAAATTCACAACGGATGCGATGCTCGGGGCGGGTACACCTCTGCCCGACTCTTCTACATGGAGGAGGAGTACATCATCAACGAATGCGTGTTCGAGTTTGAGTATCGTGACGAGCTGTGGGAGATGCATCGGTCTTACGAATGGGAGCACCTGTTCTTTGAGCACGAGGGGAAGAGAGATGTACTCTTCAAAGAACTACCGGAAGGGTACCAGCACGAACTCAATAATGGTATCGAATGCGTTTAACATAATCAATATCCGCCCTATCTTCTCGCGCTATGCAGAAGATGTACTTCTACTACAGACGTGGTAGAGAGATGGCAACTCCCTCGTGGACCCTTGCCAACAAGAGGGCGGATGCAAACACGCCAATTTATGTCCAAGAAATTTTCAACGATGAACATTACTCAAGAAGCGGAGCAGATGACACAGACTCAGGGTCTGACCACTGAGGATAAGGTCCGTCTGTTTGACCGCTGGTGTACGCTTGTAACAGGCATCAAGACTGGGCGCTTCACCACCATTGAGTACACCAACCGCATGGAAAATCTGTTGCGGGATTGCGAGAACTATGGATTCATTCCAGACTCGCACTACAAAGTCTAACCTTGAACCGTGGATAAGTTGTGGGGTTTGGGGGTGGAACTTATCCGCCGCCACCCCGAACTTGTCCCAAAATTAAACACCTATGAGTAAACAATTAGAATTCACTAAGAAGCTACAGGCCGTGCAAGTCGGACTGAAGGCACCCAAAGGGCAGTACAATAGCTTCGGCAAATACAAGTACCGTAGTTGCGAAGACATCCTTGAATCCCTTAAACCACACCTAAAAAAACTCGGGCTGTTCATTACGCTGTCTGATGAAGTGGTTGAAGTTGGAGGTAGAGTATACGTTAAGGCAACCTGTGCGGTAGGTGATGGTGAGGTAGAGGTACAGACCACTGCCTTCGCTCGAGAAGAAGAAACTAAGAAGGGTATGGATGGGAGTCAGATTACCGGAACAGCATCCAGCTACGCTCGTAAGTATGCCTTGAATGGTATGTTCTGTATCGACGACACGAAGGACAGCGACGGTACCAACACTCACGGCAGAGACGAGGCTCCGAAAGCAAAGGCTGAACCTTCCCGCAAAGAGAAGTTTGACCAGACCTTTGAGTGGTTGAGCAAGCAAGAGAATAAAGCTGAGGCTTGGAAGAAGATTGAGTCACGCGCGAAGAATGAGTTCACGCCGACCCAGTTCAACAAGCTCAAGACCATTGGCAACCTTGCCGAAAAACTCGGAGCCTAATGGATTTCTCATTAAAGCTTATAGACAAGGTGGGTAAGGGCTACCTGTCCTACAGCTCCATTAAGTACGCCCTAAAGGACATGCGCCTGTGGGAGATGTACATGAAAGGTCAGCTAAAGAAAGAGTCTGCGGCCTTCACCTTTGGAGGTATGTACGACTGCATGTTGTTCACGCCCAAGGATTTGGATAAGCGGTACTTTGTTCTCGATGACAGTGAGATAGTCAACGCCATTGTAACTGAGCGCCCGACTATCACTTCACCTCGTATGACAGCCAAATACAAGAACTGGCTGAAAGACTATGAGGTTGAGGTCAAAGAGAAAGGCTTGGAGCTGGTGTCGCAAGAGGATGTCACCAAGGCAGAGGAGATGATTCAACGCCTCAAGGACACCGGGGTGCTGGAGGGCTACCTTCAGGGTGACTACCAGCATGAGTTCAACACAGACCTTGACGGCATTCCAGTGCGGGGGTTCCTTGACTGCCTTGGCAGCAACTACATCACGGACCTGAAGAGTGCGCGTGACCTAATGAAGTTTAGGTTTGATGTCAGGAGTTTCGACTATGACATTCAAGCTCACATCTACACACAGGTGCTGGGGATTGACACGTTCTACTGGGTCGCTCAAGAGAAGAGCTATCCGTATCCCATAGCGGTTTACGAGGCGACTGAAGAAACCCTTGAGAGGGGTAGGGCAAAGTTCAATCGTGCGGTACAGCTTATAGAGAACTACCTCGACGAGAAAGACTGCAACACGTTCTACATCTTTGACACCATCTGATGCGTGGAGTCAAGTGCGCAACCGTGTTGCTCCTGTTGCTGTCGTCATGTACTCCGTTACGCAAATGCCCTGCGTATGTTACAGACCCGGTGATGGGGGGCGACTATGACCCCAATGCCATTGAGTGTTCTGTGTGGTACGAATGGCTTGGTGACTACTGGTGGGCAACATACGATAAGGAGGAGGCGTTGGATACTTGGGCAGACATATCATCTCGCCCCATGTATTTCAACATGAGCAGTGAGTTCACCTTCACTGTCAAGGCCAAGGACGGATACCGCTACAGTTTCTGGAGCATGGCAATGGGTACGGACACGGTGTACAACATCACCGCGTCTAAACAAAAAACAAGAGCACCAATATGAAAGACGTAATACTGAAAGAGCTCACACATGAGACATACGGCACGACCCTGACACTTGAACAACAGATGATGGTGTGTCGGCTTGCCAACGAAGAAGCGTTGATAAGTCAGCAGGTTTTGTGGGTTGATGATGGCGCGAACGAGAATAGAATACGCTACCTTCGAGACTGGTCGGAGCTTAAGATTCAACTGAAACGATTCCGAACTGAGTACAAACAATTTAAATCCAAGTTCCATGAGCGAGAAAAGCAAAGGCAACTATGTGGGGTATCTTGAGATGCCCCGTATCACAGGCAAACTCAAGCTAACCCTTGAGGACCTCGAACAACTGAAGACATTCGCCACCGAGAAGGGTAACGTATACCTTGACCTCGTGGTGTTTAAAGACAAAGAGAAGGGCAATCAGGGCCGTTCGTTCTGTGCAGTGTGGGACCCCCGCTCCGCAGACAGCCAGCCTACAAAGGCGAAGGCAGTTCAGTCCGACGACCTGCCCTTCTAATACAGCACTGCTTCAAGCAGGTTTTGGTTTAGCATAGGTGAAGGGGGGGGCCAGTAACGATTGGCTCCCCTCTTTTTTTTACGCCCCATGGATATACAACACTACCTCCAAAGACTCAAGGACAGGTATGAAGACAGGGTCTCTCTGAAGTATGACGGAAGTCGGCGCAGAGAGATGGTTGAGCTCAAGTCAGCGATGGTCAACGCCCTCTCCACAGTCGTGCACAATGTTGACGTAGCAAAGCTGTACGCCTGTGACCGAACTACGGTTCTGCATTTGTGCGGACAACACGAAAGCTATTTCATGAATAGCAAGTCGTACAGGCACCAGTACTACATAGCTCTCGAACTGGTGAACGAAAGCCTCATGCAGTTACCTCCCGGTATAGAGTTCGGAAGAATAGGACGGGGAGATATAGTCCAACAAGTCAAGCAGATTAATCAGACCATTACGTTTTTAAACGAAGTCAAAGATGTCATTAAGAACAACGGAAGACACAATCAAATCTATCTGTCAGGAGATACAGGGGCTTCTGATTGATAAGAACAGGAGGTACGGGGACAGCGCCATCAACCCGGTTCGGATATTCTGTAAGGCCGATGCTGAGGTTCAGATACTGGCGCGGATTGACGACAAACTGAACAGGGTAATACAGGGCGATGCACAAGAAGATGAGGACGTGGTGAAGGACCTCATCGGATATCTTATTCTACTCACCATTAAGCGACGAATGAATGAATCCGAAACTAACGATAGCGCGAAAACTGACGGACACACGTCCACAACAGCTCCTCGAAGTAGACTTGTATACCGCTCTGAACAGAATCAAAACGGGAAATCAGGGAAGGACCAAGGAGCTGATTCAAAAAGTAAGAGCAGGTAAGAAGGAGCACAAGAAAGAGCTACCCGTTGTTATGTTCAGCGGGAAGTTCAGCTCTCGTAAAGACGAGGGCTTAACGAAACACAGCAACCTGATAGCACTGGACTTTGACCACGTCAACGTACAAGAGGTCAAGACTAAATTGGTGCAAGACCAGTACGTCCTTGCTGTCTGGTGTAGCCCCAGTGGGGACGGAGTCAAAGCCCTGCTGAAGATTGAGAAGTGTGAGCGCCATCGTGACCACTTTCGCTCTGCTCAAAAATACTTTGAAGAGTACTACGACCTTGAGCTGGACAGCACGGGCATCAACGAAAGCCGACTGTGCTTTGAGTCATACGACCCAGAGATATTCATTAAGAAGTGGGATGACGTCAAGCCTTTTGTTGGGCTTAGGGGTGATGCATCGGAGCCTGAAAAAGTAGAGGTAGGCACAACCGACTACAGCAAGGTGAACATCGCAGTCATGATGATTCACCGAGCTATGGCAGGGGAGAAGCACAACACCCTCATTCGCGCTTCAATGCTGATGGGTGGGTATGTTGCCAGCGGAAAGGTTGAGGAGCATGTGGTCAAGGAGATTCTGTTTAGAGAGATATCAAAGAGGGATATCGACAACGAAGAGAACGCTCGCAAGGCGATTGATGATGGCATTCAAAAGGGCAAGACTATGCCCATCATGGATGTTCTTGGGGAAGAGAAAAAGATTCTTCGAGAGATGCGCATCAAAGACGGAGACATGTCCTTCGTCAGCAACGATGACGCCGACTACGATTGGATAGACAAGTACTGCAACGGAGACATACAGCTTGGGCTGACAACAGGTAATGAGTTCTTGGACAAGTACTTTATGTTCAAGAAGGAGTACGTAATGGTCAACGGCCACAGCAACATTGGTAAGACAACCTTCATGCTATACATGATGGTGGCCGCAAGCATGCATCATGGCTGGCGATGGGTGCTGTACAGCAGTGAGAACAAGACTGCCGCCATTAAGATGAAGCTCATGCAGTTCGCAATGAACATGCCCATCCGGCGCATGAACTACGACGAAAGAAAGCTCAGTTGGAATTGGGTGCTGGAACACTTTGAGGTCATTAGCAACAGGGAGATATACAGCTACGCAGACATACTGATTTTCTGTGAGAAGGTGCATAGCATTAAGCCTGTAAATGGATTGATGATTGACCCCTACAACAGCCTCAAGATTGACCTCAATGCCGGGCGCAATGTCGGAGTACACGAGTATCATTACGAGGCGGCCAGTGAGTTCCTTACTTTCTGCAACCGGATGGAGATGGCGCTTTGGGTGAACGCGCATAGCGTTACGGAGAGTCAAAGAAGAAAGGGGCCAGACGGACTACAAGATGCGCCCTATGCAGAGGACACGGAGCACGGCGGTAAGTGGGTCAATAGATGCGACTGCTTCCTCACCCTGCACAGAAAGGTGCAACACATGGACCCATCGATGAGGAGGACTATGGAGATGCATGTAAGGAAGGTAAGAGAAGTTGAGACCGGCGGTCAGCCTACCCCTTTCTCTGCTCCATTACTGTTTGAATTGAATAGTTTCTTTACTGGATTTGGTCTTGCAGGTCCAAAGCCACGGTTGTTTAAGCCGCTGAGTGAACAAGTAAAGGGCGAACAATTATATATCATGGGTAAATAAATTGTACTTTACCGGGTAGTGCCGGCATACAAGAAAAACCTTACTCGACCTCATCGGAAAAAGTCCGCTAAAAAAAGAGACTTAAAGCGTGACGGACAAACCCTGAAGTCGAATTTAGAAACGTATTGTTACGACAGACTGAAAGAAGCCAAGCTCAAGTTCCGCTACGAGCCGGAAGAGTTTGTTCTACAGGAGTCGTTCCGGTATCCCACTGAATATCATAAAGCAACCAGAGGCAAGGACGTAATGTCTAATGCCACTGGGCGGGTAGTGCTACCCATCAAATACACACCAGACTTTGTATCTCACGAACACAAGTTCATCATCGAGACGAAGGGCTATGTCCCCAGCCAACACACCTTTCCTCTAAGGTGGAAGCTATTTCTTAAATATCTCATGGAGAATGAGATGGACGACTACATGCTCTTCATCCCGAAGAACAAAAAGCAGGTAGACGAAACCATCAAAATCATCATGAGTCATGACGAGACAACGGACGAGTGAGCTGTACGCCTTTAGTACACTCGAGATACATCGATTGACAACAGAGCTTTACGAGGCTCTCCACAATGAAGACGGCACGCCCAAAGATGACTGGGAGTCCGTGTTAGATATGACCAAGCAGTTCCGAAAGAAAGTCGGGCTGGAGGTTGATGCTATCAAGTGGTCTTGTCAAGAGTACAATGAGCTTCGCAAAGGGTGACGAGGGCGAGCTCTTGTGGGTAAAGCACCTTGAGGGTCTTGGTTACGAGAACATAGAGGTATCTACAGGAAAGACTTACTGGGATGTCATGGATGACACCGGGGTAAAGTATGAGGTGAAGTACGACGAGAAGGCTATGTACTGGGCCAATAGAAGGAGCGAACCACCGAACTTTTACTTTGAATACTGGAGCACAACGCGCGACGAGCAGTGTGGAATCTACAGTCTCCTCT